ACTCAAAGTTTTTTGCCGACTCCCCACCCACCGTAATTTTGTATGTGTTGGAGGCAGTGCGATCAACACTAACGCCCGTCTCGCCCATCACCGGCATTTCTTGGATATTGCGCTGGATATTGAATTCTGTAGACGATTGCTGATCCGCAGTAGCGTCACCGGCAAACGTAATGTTCTTAGACGTTACGCCCTCTATGTCTATCTGAAACTTATCACCGGCAACAAAGCCCGTAAGAGTCATTTCCTGCACATCACTAACGGGTGTGGGGCTAGAAGCATCGTTGTAATCGAACTGAGGCACGTTGCTAAACGGTATATCGTCGATAAACCACTCGGTGTCAGCGCCCAAGTTAATCAATCGCTTCGGAATCGTGTTCTCTTGGAACAACAGCATTACGTTCTCGACCTGTGTAGCGCGCACTTCGGGTACATCAGCGGACGCAATAGTGGTCTTGATGTCCGCTACATGGGTGTTTGGTGCGCGGAATACGCGAATGTTGTTCTCAGTCACGACTAACAGGTAGTGCCGAGCATCCTCTACGCTGAAATCCAGCATCTTGAAATTAGATGCCGTGGCAGTCTGCTCAATCGGCGCAACTGTACCTACCGTAATCACAGCGGTGGTAAGATCCGCCGCTCCAACCCTAGCCAAGCGCCAGTATCTAGCCGTTTTGCCTATAAACAGTCGGAAGTCCTGCGAGGATATACCCAGCAACGGGACACTAGCCGCGTTAACATAGGTCACATCATCGGTTGAATACTGAATCTTGAACTCGTCAGACGTGCCAGCAGACAAAAACACGTTCCTAACGTCGAAGAACTCTACGGCCTTTGCAGATCCTAGGTCGAACTTACAAACAACATACGGGTTTGTCGTGGATATACCGACCGTCGTAACGGATGTCGTGTTGTCGTTGTCATCATTGACGTTGCCAGCCGTCCCGCCATTGGGAACCGTAGGCACCGTAGTATTGCGAGAGAGGGTGTTGATGACAGTCTGCACATACTCAGTACCGGGCCGACGCTTCATCCCACCTTGAGGGACAATGACCACGTTCTTAGCGGTCTGCACACCCTGATAATACTGAGCAAGGTCGATACGACCCTTCAATAAAGGACTAAGCTCGCCACTCACAAAGCTAGATTGGATGAACCGCGTCTTAGCCACGATTAGTACCTAACATTCGTAAATGGATTACTTTGTATCCTCGTCTGTGGATGCTGCTGAGAGTCCGTGAAACGCGCCATACGGGACGCATTCAGATACTCCGCAGCCATCTCTCCCCTTGCCGTAGCGCTGTCCCTGACGCTCGTAGCGAAGTCCTTGGCTAATGCGTACTCGATCATCTTGGAGAAGTAGATAGGCCACTCACTCTCAGGTACGTCATAGATGTAGTCGCAGTACAGAGCGGACTTACCATTGGCGTATACCTTGTCGCCATACACTTGATAGCTGGTATTGGGGTATAGCTTGATAAGTACCAGAAGGTCGGTTGGCAACTGATAGATAGACTGCCATTCGGGATCTGCAGGGACATCGGTCGTTAGTGAGATTTGCGCTTTCTTACGAGCGAACCCCCACCGATGTTTGGTCAATTCAAACTTTACAATGTTGTCGTACAGGTTAGACCCAACCTGCTGGGCACGAGTGTTCCCGTCTAGCGTGTTGATAGGCGAATCACCAATGAGGATCAGCGCGTTACTTACTAGGTCGATCTTACTCGCCATATCTTTCCCTCAAAAAAAGAGCGGGGGGCCGAAACCCCCCACCCAAACTAGGAGTCGCCTAGCGCCGTACCAGATGCACAGTCAATCGCTGTTCCGGTATTACTCTTCACAAACGTGACAGTAACCGCAGCAGCATCGCTATCACTTACGAAGATAACGTCGTTGACCTGCAACTCGTTGATTGCTGGCAAGAAGTAATTCGCGCCAGTAACCGTGGCGATAGAGTCAGAAGACGCATATGCGTATACCTTCTGAGCATCGCCCATCCCGCCAATGCGAGAAAGTTTGTCGTAATCAAAAGCCATGAGAGACCCTCCTTTAAGCAGTCTTGTCGTATTGAACTTTAACCAGACCACCCTCGTCGCGTACGACAGAGCCAGCTTTCAGCATACCGTTGGTCAACCAAGCAGTACGTTCAGCAATCCAGTTAACTTCGGTCTTCATGTCGATACCAATGGCAAGGCCAATAGCAGGACGTTGGAAGAACCATGAATCCACGACGTTAGCCGCTTCAGTCAAACCACCCTCGGTGCGAGTCTCTAGGATGATGAACTGGAAGCCTACAAGCGTGTTGATCTCACCAGACACCAAAGCCTTGATGTTCTGGTAGTCAGCGTTTGTAGCTTTCTCATCGTTCAACAAACCACCCAGACCGCCAGCTTCGATAGCTGCGAACAACTCAGTGTTCGGTACGCCCTGATCGCGCAGTTCTACCTGTGCATCAATGACCTTAGCCATCGTCAGGTTAGTACCGCCAGCAACTACAGCAGTGGTGAGAGGGGTAGATGCGTCCATAGCGTCGATAACCAACTGGTCACAACGACGGCCCAAGGCACCTGCAATAGTGTTTGCAAGCTCTTGCTTCTCATCGAAGTTAACTTCAGCGGCATCGAAGATGTCCGTGTACTCGGGAGCGTTCCAGTTAGCCAGTGTGGCAGTCTTGAATTCATGAGACACGTCCATTGGCGTTACCAGATCAGAAGTAGACTTCTGGTTGGCAAGTCCTTTACCCATGCGACGGAATTTGTAGGTATCACCTACTACATTATTACGAACAGTAACACCGCCTTTCAGCAGGCCCATGCCTTGGTAGGCATGTTTGACCATACTGTCAAACTCGGTTACCGCAACAGCGGAAAGATTCTTTGACATTGCTCAGTCCTCAAAGTTGTCAAAATTAATTTAACGAGGCGTTATTGCCTCTCACTCTAAGGTCTTAAACTGAGTACCCGACAGATCGGTCAGTCTTTAACCTAAATCTGTCAGGCCCAAATGGGGTATCCGACGGGTGTAAGATACCACATTTTTCGGTTTGTCAATAATAAATTTAGCCAAATGTTTGCGAATATGGCTTATCACCACCAAATTCTTTCATCATCCGCTGTATTTTGGCCTCATGGCTGCTGTCAATCGACCTCAGTAGCTGTCCGTTCTCATGCTTCTTGAACATTTCAGCCTCGATGTCATCCCATGTCATACCACCGGGTTCAATGTGCCCGTCGATAGGCAGCTTGGCCGGTGCAGTAGCGCCGATCAGTGCCTCTACCAGTTCGATAGACTCCGCACTGTTGACCGCATAACGCACCTTTTCGTAGGTTTCGTTGTCGAGGTTGTTCTTCATGAACTGTTCAACAGTCTTCACACGGTCGGTAGCGTTGTCACCTAGGCGTTGCATCTCCATCTCGGCAGATACTTCCTCAACCGCCTCACCCTGAGCGATTAACAGTTCCCATGCCTCATTGAATGAGGACTGATTCATGTTGGTCTTCTCGGCAAAGCCTTTGAGCGCGTCCATTAGTTCATCGTCTTGCTCCACTCCCTCCGGCATTGCGTAGCCATCTTTGGGTGCGCCAGTAAAGCCGCCAAACTTCTTCTCTAATTCTGTGTATGCCTTGGCTTGGTCAGCCACGGACTTGTACTTCTCAGCCTTGTACCACTCAGGCGTGTCACCAGCGCCCTTGATTCCTTCCGTTAAGAAGTATTCACCTTCCGAGAGGGTGGGCTCTGCTGCATCAACGAGTGATGTGGGTTCATTGCTTTCAAGGGTGTCGTTTTCAACGGCCTCTGACATTCTTATCTCCAAGGATAGTTAATAACAGCCCGCTTAGGGCTTACAGGTTGGTGCTTGAGAAGGATCTGTACCAGTCTCCGCTCACCGTTTAACAGTGCGAGATCGTTTACGTCTATCCAATCAACGTGTTGACCAGACTTATAGCAACGAAACGCCCTGAATTTGTGTATGTACTCGAACTTATCAATCCCGTACTGGGTGCCGACCTTCTGTAGCCAGCCCATATCGAACTTGATCTTTTTCAGGTAGTCGGGTTCAGCGCAGACCACCTCGATCTTGCTCTTGACTGCCCGCTTCTTGGGCTTCACTTCTTCCAGTTCTTCGACCTCTTCCACTTCGCTCATACTTTCTCCGCTTGTTGGATGTAGTGGACGATCATCCGAATGACCCCCGCCTCACCGTTGTGATACGCAGCCTCGTACTCTACGTTCCGCGCCCCAAGGTCAGTGGAGTTGTCTAACAGGAACTTCCTAGTCAGATCCTCCACCACCTTTTGCCCGTCTTCAGTAGCGAAACACCGGCTGTACGCCTTCGTTAATTCAGAGAAACGCTCTCTGGCCTCCGCAGCGGCCTTGTGAGCGCCCTCATTGCTACCCTCTATGCTTTGCCAAGTCATTCAACCGCCTGCAACTGGGGC